CCGTTATATTCAGTCAAGCCCTGGCAGTCTGGGTTGTTGCTTAAAGGCAACACCTTCGCTGCTGTGCGAACTTGGGAATATATTGTTGCAGACAACTGCTCAAAGCCTTGTAATCTGGCTCTTTTAGCCAGGTCACAAAGCCCGACGCAGTTCGAGGCGGATCCAACATCTACCTTTCGGAGCCGGAGGGGTGTAATATCGGTGCCTCGATAGGCATCAACACCACAGGATTCTCGGAAGAATCCCTGTTTATAGGTCTTGCTCATGTTGACCTTAAGGCCAGCAGAAGTGAGACCGTACACAGCACCTTCGGTTAGTTCCACAGGGAACAAGATGTCGTCTCCAAAGACATACACATTAGCAGTACGGCTCACAGTTGAGCCATAAAGACATTGTATGCCAGCCTTAACCAAGCACCAGAACACGATTGCCTCTACTGGAAACGTTGTTGCGTTTCCCATTGGGGCGTACATGTTCAGGTCTATGACGCGATCATCGATCAGCTGTACTTTGTCAGCTCGAGTGCAACTAAGATATTGCCAAACATGCTCTCCAAAAAGGAGGCGCACGAGGCCCTTAGACACCCGATCGCTGGCATCTTTAAGATCGAGAGTACAATACTCACGATCCCTAGATGAGGACAATGCTAGCTTTCCATTTATCGTCTGATCACCGAAGTTAATAAAACCTCGGGTCAGACAGTTTTTGGTTACAGCATCCTCAAGCAGCTTACGTTGTCCTTGTTGTATCCATATTGCCTCAGTAGGGTGCACGCAAATTAAGCGTGGACCCCGTGAGTCCTTCGGGACTGCAACAAGCTTGGTGATAATTTCATCAAGGATGGGCCTTTTCTCAGTAACCGGTTCTGGGGCTTGATACCAATAACTAGGTAGCAAGTCAAAGTTCCGATAACGGGGATATAGCTCCATTAGACGACGAAACGATTGCGGGAAAGAAGATCGACTCACGGGATCTAGACGCGGAAAAACCGCGCCCGGGCCATGAGATGGATCTACTTCCTGCCAATTAATCGAATAAATGATTCGACTAACGATGGAACGCGCAATACGGAGGAGGGTTGAAGGATTCTCGCTAAAAGCGAGATCCCACTGCCCACAATCCGCATTGTTTTGTTCAAAACTAGCTTGCGCTGTTTTGATTTGATCATATGTTGGTTCTTGCTCGGCTTTATAGCAGAAAACAAGGATCTGATGCATAGCGCGCACATGAGCAGGATTGTCCGTTTGGACGATCGAGGCCCAGAGCGGCATTAACCACTCTGGAAACTCAGGCATCTTGATTTCATTCAAGTATGCCTGGGTTACCGCCTTCATACGCAAACCAGTTATTTTCTCGGAGATGCCTTGTGAGGCACTTTCGAGCTGGTTGCTTGAAGTCTCCGTGAGGAGACTCAAGACATGTGTATGGTG